GACGTGCTTATGCCGTCGTCGTTGCTCCTCTGGTACCAAGCCGGTGCGAAGCAATGACACCTGTGATTGATTGAGTCCGTGCTTTGCTTCCATGGCGCGTTGTGTCATCGTCTTATCAAAGAGGTCGCGACGAAACTCCTCGCCGCGACGCTCCACATACATCCGCATGGTTTCGACTTTCCAAGGGTAGTTCATAACTTCGGTCGCTTCGCTGCGAACTCTTCACCGGCTTTAAATAACTCCTCGACCGTGTCGGCGCTGAATGCGAATTGCTTCGCAGTTTCGACGGTCAGCACGTCAAGACGAAACCGACCGGCGTATGTCATGAGAATCGTAAAGAGGAACGTGCGCGACTTTGTCTTATGCGATGCCTTCAACCGCGTTCCGTCTTTTACCCATGTGAGATGTTGCATGCTTTGCGATTCCCCTCTATGCGCAGTTCCGCGACCTTCGCCTTCGCATCCTCGACCGTGCGGCACAATGTTACGCTCACCGATCCGTCGAGGCGCTCCGCCTGCACTTCCCAACCGCCGCCGTGTCCTGTGAAGCGTACCCAGACACGCATCGTCAACCATCGATAATACATTTCTAAACGTTGCATTACTTCCACCTTCCAACGATGGCGGTGCTCAGGATGAACACCGCCGCCATGATGAGAACACCGAGTACGACGGTGGTCATGTCGTCTTCTCCTGTACGATGCGCAGCGTCTCACGGCGTGCGGTCTCTTTGCGTGCGTCGGTGAGTGCGCTCGCCGTGTGTAGGTCGCCGTTGGCGATGGCGCGAAGAATCACGTCGTCTATCATCTTCGTGTCATAACTGTGCGAGGTCGACGCAGGGACGATGCTGGCCGATGCAAGGCCCTTGATGGCGACCTTGCCGCCGGCTTCGATGGTCAATGCCTTGATGAGTTCGCGCACTTCATTCTGCGATCCGGTCAGTGCGTCGATTTCGCTTTGGTATTCGCGGTAGTCGTAGAATGCGGCGCGCAGTAGCGCTTCCGTGGTTTTGGTTGTGTTGGTCATCGCGATGTCCCTTCGTGTTCTATGATGACTGCGCCGGTCATCTATGCCGGCGCAGTGATTCCCCAAAGTTTAGCCGATGTAGAACTTGGTTGCCGTGCGCTCCTGAATCGGCGCCATGTTCCGGCTAAACTTCGCCAGGCGCTTGGCGATGCGGGTGACCGCTTCCCAATTGCTATTCCATGCGTGAAGCCGAAGCCGTGCGTTCCAATTGTTGTAGATGCGTTCTGCCTTGGCGAGTCTCAATTCGTCGTGGTTCATGTTCGGGCCCTTTCTGTAGCGCGACTTCTCATCCGTCCGTATATTACCACATATTGCGCACTTGTCAAATAGCATTGCAAATCTGCTATACTGCGCACGGATACAGACGGTCACTAAATGTATACCTGCCCGCCTGCCCGTTCTGTTTCGGTGACGACCGACGCCCTATACTCCGACCTCGAGCCAACGGTACTATACGGTGTCAAAAAGCAGAAACACCAACGCCGCTCCGTAATGGAGCGGCGTTGATGCAGATGACCGTCAGCGGGAAAGGCACCGCTTAGGATGTAAACATTGTACCACCGCGATGCAGTTCTGCCAAGAATAGGACATCGCGGTGATACGAGGATTATACTACGGTTTCGTTGGCCATTGCGTCACATTCCACACTAAGCCGTCGGTAATGTCGCGCAGTTCTTGACGATACGTGCGCCATAGCGCCAACGTAGCGGGCTCAATGTCCACGTCGGGTAGTTGCGTATAGTCGCACGCTTCGAGACGTCGTGTGCGCTCTGTGCGCAGTGCGTCCAAAGCTTCGGCTTCGGTGTACGGTCGCTCCTCAACGTCGGCACCTTCGGGAAGCGTTGCGTATGCTTCGCCATACTCATCGAAGTATGAAAATGTGATGGTCTTCGGATCGTAAATGCGGTAGATCATAGCAGCACCATGTGAAATATAGGCGACTCACCGGCCGCGTCTTCGGTGACCACTGCAAGCGTGTGCGTGGCGGTCGAGGTCGTTGCTTTGTACTGTACGACGTCGCCGGCTTTGAAGAATTGCGACACGGAATGAATGAATTTTACATCACGCTGCGCACCGGTACCCATCGAACACACTTCAACGGAATTGACACGTAAATCACCGTGGAAGTTGTCGCGTGTCGCTAGCGATCCGATAACGGTTATCGCATAGTATCCAGCAATGGGCACCGTAATGGATGCGCCCGACCACGTGAAGTCACCACCGATGTCTATTTCTTCTTGCCACGTCACAACGACGCCGGCCGTCGTAATGCTGAGCGTTGATGTGCGTGTCAGCGTGATGAATACCGCATCATCACGTCGCTCGATGGTACTCACACGCTCAGTCAGTAGTTGCGTTTCATCAGATTTCAGCCAAGTCAATACGCACCTCCTCAGCACCTTCAGAGTTCATCGACAACGACACCGCAAAGACTTTGCGTGTCAATGGTGATATCTGTTTGACGTCAACATAGACTAAGTCACCGAGGAAGTAGTCGCGACCGTACCGCCATGTACCAGTTTGCAGTACCTCGATGTCGAATGATTCAATACTAAAGCGTTGCCGACGAAATCGAGAATATGCAAGGTTAAACAACTGCGTCGTCGTTGTTTGGTCGGCGCCTTTGATGTATGCTTCGCGCAGTTCAACGCCGGTCGGTGCGGTCGTTGGGTATCGATTGCGCATGTTGTTCTTGTCTTTGCCTTTGCCGACCGCGTGAAACAACGATGCGTAATTCATCACGTTCGTCGATTGGTTAAGGTTGCCGACGGTGTTGTTCTCTTGGCTAAATTTGATGTAACTGCGCCGGTCGGCTCCGAGGTTGTCAGCGTAGAATAATGTGTAGTTAAGCGTGGAAATGGTAAAGCGTACATCGAAGTCGAGCCCGCCAGTGTCGGCGACTTTGACCATTGTATTGAGTACGTTTTCACCGCTACACGAAACTTCGATTGCGGTGCCGATACCGAGGTTCGTTGCGTTGGTTGCCGTCGTTACTCGACCGTCTGCCCATCGTTGCAGGCCGGTGCCGTATCGTCGAATAAGACCTGCGCCGAAATACGGAGGATTGCCGTTGGCTTGGCTCCCGACGTTGCGGTTCCATAGTTCTACCATGATAGATGATGCCGTGGTATATACAGACGTCTTAAAAAACGACGTGCCGAGTAGGTTTGGATACCATGCAACGATGCGCGATTGCATGATGCTCTTCGCATCGACCGCGGTCACGCTGAGAATGGGATTCTCGCCAAATGAGCGATTCCAAAATCGAATGAAGCCGGTGAACTCCGTATAGGCTTGCATTCCGATAGCGGGATCGCTTCGGACGATTTGTATGATGTATCCTTCGTCCAAATCCTCGACGACCGGCGCACCGAGATTCACAGAGAACGTCGCCACGCTTGGCGTGTTGACTTTGTGCACCACTGCGATGTCAAGCGGGGTGACGATGCCAAGCGCCACCCCTGCATTGTCGTACAGTTTAATAACGTACTGTACTGCCATTGTCTAGGCCCTAACAATCGTCAAAGTTACACCGGTAAAAGTTTGAGCGGCTATGCTACTAATAACCCGTGCCGTGACAACATCCGTGATTGCAGTAATGTTGATGATAGATGTCTGCGTCATTTGATGCTCAGCGGTTCCGGATGAGGCTGCGCGTGTGAGATCGCTGTACGTGCCGTTTATTGCGATGCCTAATATACGATTTCCTGTCGTGCCTGTTCCAAAGTTTCCTGTTGCCATCACAGTATACAATCCAGTGCGACGTACCGTGATTTCTCCAGTTGTCGTGTTGACACTGAAAACATTGTCACCGCTCACGGTTGATGCGGAATATGCCGCCACGGTATAAAACGTATTGCCAAGAGTCAGCGTTGCGGCTCCACCGGTCATACGTGCGCTGCATTGGTATGGTAACTGCGTCGTTGTTCCATACATTGCATATGCTGGCGTGACACCGGTGATGACCGCACCGGCAACAATAACCGTACCAAGTTGTACATATGCTTGTCCGGATAACTGCGCATTCGTTGCAACAACGAGTCGCACAGAGTATGTGCCAATCGTTGTTCCGGCGACGCTCCGCGATACAGTCAATGCTCCCGCGGTGTTGTTCACGAGGATTGCTATGTTGTACGTACCATTAGCCAGCGTCGATAATACGATGTTCTCTGAAGACGTGTTCTCATAGAAAAATCCACCGACAACCGCGGCGCCGTCTGAAATGGTCAGCGTAGCACCTGCATTGGTCATGGTAAACAAATTGCCGACCTGTAGCACGCCGTTGCTTAATGTCTTGGTTTCCATTGCGATCATGCGTGTTGATGCATAGCCCGCTCCGACGTTGCCGTCGCCAAATGCTGCACCTGTTCCAGTTGCCATTCCAAGTGATTGCTCTGCCATTGCTTAAACTCCTATATAACGCGCTGCGTAATACATGATAACCTTTGAATTTGTGTCGGTTCCGTTTGCCGATACAGATATGGTGTTTGTTCCGTTTAGAATCGTTGGGTTGGGATATAAACCCCAATCAACCAAGTTACTATTGATGCTTAACGAAGCAAACTTATTAACACCGGTTTGGTCAACGACGCTCTTCTTCCCATAGGATAGGTCGATAGTCCATATTTGAGCCGCGGGTATTGCGTCGTCAAACTGAATGATGTTGCCAAGGCCGTCGACGATGGTCAAGTCCGTGGCTGGCCCTTCGCATTGAATGCGTGGAAACGATGCCCACGAACCGAGATAATTGATAGTCGTAATGTTGTTGATTGTTCCGGCGCCGTATGGTACAGGATACGGCTTTGGATACGTTGTCGGTGTTCCAAATAAGGATGCGCTGAGATATTGCGTCGTTTCGTATAAGTCGTACCATGTCGGATCTGCTGCGCGCAACTGCACGACACCGCGCACGGTAAAGTCTTTTGCATCGGTGTCCATCGTCATCCCGCCGACGACCTGTACATCGATTTGACGTGCTATTGTGCTTGTATAAAAAGAAAGTTGCGCAGTATCGTTTCCCGGTTTGAATACTTGCAATATCTTTGACCGTACGTCAAAACTTTCTTGAAACGATGTAGCTGGTGCAACGAACGGTAGAGAAATGATACGTGGGTCAAGCCGAAAGTCGACGTCGGTGTCTCCGTTTTGAAATGGCCCGCGTTGCGTGATGCGGTGCAATGGTGCCAGTCCCCAATTAACTGTACCGGTCAAATACACTCTATACGGAACGAATCCCGTGTCCGGACTAGTATCAAGTAAGTCAAACCAATACTCTTTTCCGCCACGTTTGAAAATAGTTGTCATTACACGCTCCCCATCGTCATCATCCAAGCCCGTGCGTCGCTGATGAGTGACGATTCACTTTGCGCGTTGTTGTAGTTAGCGGTCAGCGTGATGTTGTTCACCGTCTGCGCCGCGGTCGCCGCTCCGATTGCTGCGGTGTTTCGTGCTGCGCCGACAACGTCCGGTATGCCATCGAGAATACCCAAAGCCATACCTTTAGAGAAATTGACGCCGACCTGATCGCGCATAAGTTTAGACGGTGATGCCATACCGAGAAACTTCTTCGCGGCTTCGTATGCATCGCTCGCCGCGCTCCGTGCCGCGTCTGCAATCTTGCCCGCCGCGTCCGTGATTCCGTTCGCGATGCCCGTCGCGATGTTGGTGCCGACCACCTTAAATTTGCCCATGAGTTCGTCGAGAACCCCTTTAACCTTCTTCTCGAGTGTCGTAAAGAATCCTGTGATGTCTTTGATGGTCGTGTCCAGCGTTGTTTTCAGCGTTGTCCATGCGCCCTGAAAATCGCCCTT